TTCCTAATCGAAAGAGGTAACCAGAAATGGTTGATACCTTTACCGATGGGACCGTATACGCGAACCTGTTGACCGCTGGTTACGACAAGTACCTTGAGTACACCCTTCGTTCCAACCCGGTCTTCCGCCAGTTCGTCAGCAAGCGTCCTGTGGACGTGACGAACCCCGGTCCCTCCGTAGTCCTGACCATCATGCCTGAATTCGCCGCTCTCGCGACGACCCCGCTTGGTGAGTCTACGGACGTGTCTGCGGTTGCCCCGCAGACTCCTGTCCGCGTCACCGTGACTCTTAACGAGTACGGCAACGCGGACATCTCCACCCTGCGTGTTCGCGATCTCGCGTTCGCTCAGGTGGAGCCTGCCATCGCCAACCTGATCGGTAAGAACATGGTTGACACGATGGACAAGCTAGTCCAGAACACCCTTGACGGTGCTACCAACATCATCGGTGTTAACGGTGGCGTCGTGAAGACGCAGACCAGCTCCTTCGCTGAAGGCTCTGTCGCTGCTGGCGATATCTTCTCGCCTGCCGTTGCTCTGGACGCCGTCACCCTGCTCCGTCGCCGTAACGCGATGGGCTGGGATGTTGCTGATCAGTTCGTGGCCCTCATCCACCCGGATGTCGCTGCGGACGTTATGACCAGCACCGGCTGGCTGAACCCCCACAACTACGTGGATACAGCCAACGTCTACAACGCCGAGATCGGTTCGTACCTGGGGGCTCGTTACATTCAGACCCCGCGTGCAACCGTGGTCGCTGACGGTGCCGCAAGCGCCAAGGTGTACCGCACCTACTTCCTCGGGAAGCAGGGCGTTGTTGAGGCGCTGGTTCGTGACGCGTCTGTGGTGGTTGGTCCTCAGACCGACAAGCTGCGTCGTTTCTTCCCCATCGGGTGGTACGCGCACGCAGGTTGGGCGATCTACCGCCAGGAGCCGATTCAGATTGCGCGGACGGCTTCGTCCATCTCCGCTCTGTAGTCGGGTGCCCAGGGGTTCTTCGGAACCCCTGGGCTACTTCCTGAATAGGAGAACAACTAAATAGTGTGTAGCTCTGGATGCCCCACGCCTGGGGCGCATAAGACTTTTGGCGAATGTATTCGCAGCAAGGGCGTCCAAGTCGCTGACGTTGAAGCTCACCGCTTCAACCAGTCGATGCACGCCGGAATCAAAGACTACGTAGCTGCCCGTAATGAGGGTATGCAACCGGCCACCGTCTTTAAGAAAGACGTGGCGTTTGCCCGCGAGATGACACAGCGGACCGGCGTGCCCTACCGGGCAGACAAGTAGGGGATTCGATGACAACCTGTGCCGACCTTATAGACGAGGCGATATCGCAGTTGCACGGCTGGGGTCAGACTCAGGATCGTGTCACCTCACTGGCTGCAGACTTAGCAATCGGGACCACCAATCAGTTTACTGTGACTGCGGCCTCGGGCCAGTCTGTTGGCATCTCCGCAGGCCCGGTGGAGATCGACGGCGAACAGCTGTACGTCACGGCGGTTGATCAGACGACTGGCGTCTGCACTCTCGATCCCGGTTTCGGTAGAGGGTACGGCGGTACAACCGTCGCTAGCCACACTGCTGGAGCGAAGGTCATCACGCGCCCGAAGTGGGCGCGGCGGACTGTTATGAAGCAGCTGAACGAAACCCTCGGGGGTTTGTTCCCGGATCTGTTTGGAATTGAGACTTTCACCGGAACCGTTACTTACCCGCTCTATAAGTATGCGTTGCCTGCAGGCGCCCAGTGGATTCTGACTGTCCAGTGGCAAGACCCGATCGGCAACTGGGTCGCAGCTCACTCGTACTCGCTGGACCCGTACGACCAGTCACTACTGCTGGGCGACGGGCCGATGATCGGCAGGCCGCTCCGAGTGCTCTACGCGATCGAGCCCGGGCTGTTCGTTAACGAGAGCGACGACTACGTCGCGACCACCGGACTGCCGCTGAGCACCGTTGACCTCGTCACTATCGGCACGGTCGCCAGGCTGGTTCCCGGCATCGACATCTCCCGAGCGCAACTCACCTCGGTCGAGCAGTCAGACCGTAGCCGGGTTATCCCGCCTAACGCCGGGATGAACGTCGGTAGCTACCTAGAGAAGAAGTTCGCTCAGCGACTGGCTAATGAAGCCAAGTCGCTCCGCCGTGTTTACCGCCCTCGAATTAGACGGGTCTTCTAAAGTGCCTAATACAACCTCACGGCGTTTCTATGCCCTCAATGCTCCCCAGCAGCAAATCTCTGGCCAGATAGCTAGCGGTGCAACGTCCGTCTCGGTCCCCAGTTTCACTGGGTGGCCGACGCAGTTCCCGTTCTATGCCGCCCTGGAGATCGGCACTGGCAGTCTTGAAATCGTCAGTGTTACTAACATCGTCGGAACGACTGCCACGATCGCTCGTGGCCAGCGAGGCACAGCTGCTATCGCTCACCCTCTTGGTGCGACCATCGACATGGTTGCGGTTGACCAGGACTACGACGAGGCAAACGCACACTCCTCTTCAACATCAGGGGTGCACGGAGTTGCTGGAGCAGTCGCCGGTCTGACCGACGTTCAAACCCTAACCAACAAGACGCTCGACAAGGCGAAGTTCACTGGTGACGCTGGCACTGAGGCGATCCAGTCAAAGGCAACCGCAGTAGGCGGCAAAGTCTTCTCTGGCCGAAACTCATCCAACGTAGAGAAGTCCTCCATCACCGACGCTGGTGTAGGTAACCTTCTAGGCGGAGCCAATATAGGCTCCGCCGCTCAGTTGACCGTTGACAGCGTTGGCAACCTGACTACGTCTGGAGCAGTCCAGGGAGGCACGCTGGCTGCAGTCGGGGCAGCCTCAGTTGGAGCTGGACTTACCGTAACCGGTGCTACGACCAGCCTTATCAGCTTCAAGCAGTACGCCAACGAGGCAGCGGCCGGTACGCCCGCTACTGGCTCTGTTGTTTACCTCACTGCACCCACCGGGTCTGGCTACACCGCTGGGCTCTTTGAGTACACGGGCACGATCTGGCGACCAGTACAGGTCGCGCACGACGGCTTCGACGCCATTTCCGGGTCGCCCACCTACTCAACCCCGCTTAACTCCACTCCGACTAACGCGACCATAGCCAACGTGACGGTGCCAGCCTGGGCAACACAGGCGATCTGCCGTCTCAACGTCGTTAACGTGCTGTCCGCCGCTACCGAGCCGAACGTCTCTCTCCAGCTACTGGTTGGTTCTGCCGCTGGCGCCGGGAGGCGCATCCTTGGCCACTCGTCAGCTACTGGGCGATTCTCGTTCGGTCGCAGCGAACGAGTGACGGGCCTGACGCCCGGTTCTCAGTCGGTGGCACTGAAGTGCCAGTGGCTAGCGGGGACCAGCGTTTTTTCCCTGGATGCCAACTCATACATCACGGTTGACTTCACATTCCTGCCGTAACGAAGGGGGATATTCGTGCCCGCCACTAAGATCCCTCATAAGATCCCGGTCGGATATGTCGTAAATTCAGGCGTCAGTAATGCCACCAGTGATATCGATACTGGCGGCTACGACATCATGATCGACGGTGTCGGTTTCCGACTGGCAACCGACCAGAACTTCCCATACGCCCGATCCACCGAACCGTCTACGGTTCAGCGGTTTGATGATTCGGCTGAGCCGAATGAGCACAGCCTTTCAGCACTACCGTGGATCAAGTCGCAGTCGAGTTTCCACGGTGGTGCTGGTCAGCTCAATCTGGAAGCTCCGCTGTCGAGCTTCCAATACCAAGAGGCGCACGTCGAACACCTCCGGTTCGACACGTCGCTCGGTGTTGATGTCTGGACGCCTGGTCAGGTGAAGCGACTCCCCGACACGACGCTGTACAACTTCGGTTTCACTAGCACCTGCATGGTGACAGCGTCAGTCAACAACATCGACTACGCAATCGTCGGTGGCGCTGGCGTGCTGTACCAGGTGGCGTGGCTAGCGGGGCCGAACGCGGCCCCGACTATCACAGCTATCGACCTGTCGTCCTCCACCTATGGAGGGGCAGCCAACTGCACTATCACGTCGCTGGCGACAGACGGCATCAACTACTTCGGCGTCCTGCAGCTGACCGCTGCAGCCGGTGTTGTCGGGCTGTTGACATACGTCATCTCTGGCCCGGTCACCTCCACCGCTGCGCCGAAGGCTATCTACGAGGTTCCCGGGTTTACTGCTGGCCCTAGCCGGGTCAACATGTGCACCAACCCCGGCTTCGAGGTGAGCACCGCTGGGTGGAGTAACGGTGCTGCTGGTTCGTCACTTGCAACCACTACGGCTCATGCGTTCGAGGGAACGCAGAGCATGTTATGTACCTGGGGCACCAGTGCTGCAAACGCACAGAGTGTGTTGATCAACTTCACCACAGTTATAGGCACGCAGTACACCCTGAGTGCCTATGTCTGGGTTCCTGCAGCTCAACCCCG